AAATATTACCAAAAGCTGTGATCTGAACTGGATAAGCTGTGTTACCAAATGCCACATTACCTGTGATGTCGTAGGTAGTTGAGTAGCTGTTGCTGACCAAGGTAACATTAGGGCTTGTACCAAGGATACTGTTTACGCCTACGTTACCATTGTATGAGGGCAAGTAAGTTGGCATGTAGGCCGCTACGTTGGCATTGCCGTAGCTTCCGCTGCCACCACTGCCGAACGTTGCTATGTAAGCGGCTACGTTGACGTTACTGTAGTTAGTGAAGCCCATGGTCTGTGTATAGGCCGCAGCGTTGACGTTTGAGTAATTGGTTAATCCATACGTGTAAGCGGCAACGTTGACGTTACTATAGTTTGTGTAGCCCTGTGTTTGTGAATAGGCAGCTACGTTAACGTTGCTGTAGTTAGTATAGCTAGTGCCTGCTAGGTATGCGGCTACGTTGACGTTTGAATATAAGTTATAACCCTGTGTGTTCAAGTAAGCGGCTACGTTGACGTTTGAGTAGTTAGTGCCACCACTTGATGCCACAATACCACTTAAGAAATAACCGTTACCCACAAAGTAAGTGGCATTAACGTTGCCCGCAATGTTTACATTAGCACCTGTGATATACGCACCAGTATTACCAATTACTGGACTATACACAGCACCAGTTGACACGTAGTTGGTTGCGTAGACATAGTTAGCAGTGATGTTGCCTGCGCCAACATTACCTGTGTATGTTGGTAGATACGTGGCCACTTGAACGTTGCTATAGTTACTGCTAGCGGCTATACCTGTTAACAGCGCACCATTACCAATGAAATATGTAGCTGTTACGTTACCTGCTACTGAAATATTAGCAATATTACCCGCTTGTAAATAAGTTGCCACACGAGCATTACTGTAGAATGTTTGACTGTTTACATAACCCAGCATACCAATGTTGGCCTGATTGGCCGCTGTGTTGGCCGCTGTTACCTGTTGGTTGATGTAGCCTACTACACCAACGTTAGCCGCTGTAACGTTAGCTGACCAAGCATAGTTAGCTAGGTTGGCTGTGGTTGAGGTTAGATAATTGTTAGTTGACAGGTAAGCCGCTACGTTAACGTTTGAATATAAATTGTAACCTTGTGTGTTCAAGTAAGCCGCTACGTTTACATTACTATATTGTGTAGGTAATCCAGTTAGGAACTGTCCACTACCTAAATGATACACGGCGGTGACGTTGCCAGTAGCAGTGATGTTGCCTGTTACTTGGAATGCGTTAGCTGATTGACTAAAGCGACCAATCTGATTAGCTGATCCCTGTCCATTTACAGAAAATACAATGTCTTTGTTTAGGGCCGTTGATATTAGTAAGTTACCGCCGCCTGTTGTAGGGTTACCGTAGACATACAAGTAGCCATCGCCTGGGTAGTTTAATTCGTTGCCTGCGCCACCCGAGAATTGACTGCTGTTGATACCCATGTCAACGTAACCAACAGTAGCATTACCATTGTCCATGGTAACCACTATGTCACCACTGGCGCTAGCACCTGAGCTAATGTTCTGTAGATTTAGTTGACTGTATCCATTGAAGTTGCTGGCTAGTTCTAATATAGTCTGTGCTTGTATTGAATAACCAGAAGCTATGCCGCCATATAGTGCGCCAAAGCCAGCAGAGCCTCCAAAGAACTGTCCGGTATTACCTGTTATTTGTGTTAGTATCTGTGTGACATTACCATATGATATGATATTACCATAGACAATTAAGTTGCCGCCAATGGTAACATTACCACTTGCGCTGATATTTGAGAAGTAGGCCGCTCCGTGATAAGTTGGCAAGTAACTTGCTACTTGTACATTGCTATATCCTACAGGTAAGCCAGTTAATAAACTACCGTTACCTTGGAAGTATTGTGCTGTTACAAAACTATTACTGGTGATATTACCAGCGACTATTTCATTGTGTTGGACTATTTCTGAATTAACTGTGGTAATATTGCCCTGTACTGTTAAATTACCAATAGTAACCGTGCCAGCAAGGTAGTTAGCTAGAGCAACATTACTAAATGCTGTGGTTTGTATGGTGTTATCTGGGAAGGTAAAATTGCCAGCAGTGTCAAATGCCCAATAGGCATCATGGCCAGGGGTAATAGCTTCAACGTGGAATCCGCCATTGTCAACATAGGCCCAGGTGGTTGACCCTGTCCAATCACTATTAGGATCAACTGTATTAGCGTTTGCTGACCATTGCATCTGAACAAAAGTATCTGATGCTAGATTGATTGCGCCTGCTCCGTTGTTTGGAGCACGGATCAAACCAACATTAGCTAGGTTTAATCCACCATTGGCGTCAAGGCTAACTACGTTGTTGCCATTGATTAAACTATTAGATGATACATTGGCTAAGTTTGCCTGTAGGGCTGCAATTTCAGCGTTGATAACCACTAGGTTTGCTGAAGCAGTATATCCTCCCGGTGTTACACCATCATGTAAAGTAAGTTCCCACGTGTCTGTATTAACAATTAACTCACCCGGATAGCCTATATGTGAAGTTAAGTCTGCTGTATTTGCTCGCAGTAGTTGTAAGTGTCTTAGTAATGCCATTAGAAGCTGCCCATGTCAAGATTACCGGTAAAGTCTGTGGTGCTAGTAGTAAATGGATTAGTAGCATAGGCCTGGTTAAGATTCAATTGGGCATAAACTTCATAATCGCTACTGCTATAAACTGGTGTATTAAAAGTACCATCAAACGCTGAAAACGCTAATAGGTATTTGTTCTGTGGTAAGGTATTCAAGAAATCGCTGGTCAACATAACATTGGCTGTGGCTAAACTTACATTACTTATTGTAACTGAAACATTGCTGACTACATTACCGTACAAGGCATCTACTAGATAACCATTGAATGCTAAACCTGATACGTTCGCTGGTTTTTGGTCCTGATTCTTAAAATAAATGTAAATCGGATTGTCTGCTCCGCGGTAGATTTCAATAGGTCTTTGATACACGACTTGAGTCCTTGTTGTTATTGTAGGATCATTGTCCAGAATTATAACCGTGAACTTATTTTTTAATAAATAACTTGTGATTATGGGCACTTTTGCTCGATCCTTTAAACTATTTATCGCGGAACACATGGAAGATAACATCAAGACTTTACTAGACCAATACCCATTTATAAGTTATCTCACCTATGGCGGCAATGAATATATAGGAATTATACAAAACTCAGACGAATTAATAACAACAATCTACGATTTTGCTGTGCTTAAGACCATAGAACAGAAAAGTCGTTACTTAGATCTAGCTGATCAGTGGTGGTGGGAAAGTAATAGGCTTGTGCCTATCAATGTGTTTTTAAAGCAAGATTGGTTTGAATTTAGACCCTGTTTGAAAACATTCAACAGTAAAGACGTGTTAATACAGCACGGTCCTTACATTAGTCTTAAAGAGATAGCGAATAAAAGAAGTAAACGTAGAAGTATTACACTGATTCGCAAAGTAGGTTAAGATTTACAGCGACCAATTGCGCATAAGCCACTGCATGTGACTTTTTAAACGCATACTCACCCTCAACTTTATCCCAAATACTAGCACTAACATCCTTCCAAGTGCGTCCTATTAGATGTCGTTTGGCAGGACGAATCACTGCTAAGAACATTGCTAGTCTAGGAATAGTATCCACAGCTTCTGGCATTTTAATCAGTGTGTCATAATGATTATTAATGTGTATTAACTGCTCACATATTGTTCGATCATACAGTTTAGTCCAGTCTGGCTCACGCATTAACTCAATAAGATGTGTTTCATCACGCACCTGTTTATATAAGTTAACATTAAGAAAGTCTAATTTGATATAACCGCGTTCTTCTGCAACATTATAATCTAAGCTAGCATAACCTGTAAAAGGATCCTTGGGGATTTCTGTAACATACACGCCTGTGTTATGTTTAGTTAAGTTTTCTTTAATAATACTAGCAGGTGTTGTGTCAATTAAACTTAAGATCTGCTCACGATCAGCAAAGTCTATGTCAATATCACTTTTAAATTTCATAGCTTCTCCACATGCCAATTACCGGTATTAAGATCTTCTGCAGGTGTTTCATTAATTTTTTCTTCTATTCGATCTAGTTGTTCACGTAGTTGTTCAACATCAAACCGCATTAATACTAAATCAGTTTGTATTGTTGTTAACTGTGTCTTAAGTTCTTCTAGTGTAGATAAGATAATCGCATCCATTATAGATTAGCTTCCTTTAATATCAGTTTGACCCACTCAGTATCAGCTACATAATCAATAAATTTACGTTGCCAATATTCTGGATCTATCCACGGCATTACGATCCCAATTTGCTCGTCACTAAGAGATTCAAGAAAGCTAACCCCCGAATCACAATTGAAAACAATCCAAGGGCTAATCCTACCATTGCTAATATGATAGCAAATACGGTTGCTACTACCATATCTAAAATAGTCACTAAACCCATTTTTAAGTTCTGGATGATCATCAGCATACTCCTGCATTTCTAATAAGGCTCGCTCTAATGCGTCTTGTACAGCTTCTTTTTTCATATAAGCATGTAGGTATTCTAGATAAACTCGTTCATGTGTCCAATGATCGAGTTTTTTGTTTTCTTTGATTACATAATCAATAAACATACGTGGATTAACCGCACGTATAGCAACCATATGTCGACCAAATTTAACAAAAGCACTGTAATAAGGACTATCTACAAAGTCACTATAACTTTTAAGTTTAGCCGAACCCTGTGTCATTTCGAAGAAACGTAGATATGCTTGAAGCCCAAATTGGACTCCTATTTCTTTTTCCTGTTGCCAGCGACGTTTAGTTTCGCATAGATGCGCCGCAAGGGTTGATTCCTTACGGTATTCTTTGCCACAATATCGACACTTAAAGCTCTGCTTTGATTCGTTTGTCATCCCAGCCGAGTTTTCGTGCCATGTCTGTAAGATCTCGTTTATCATTGATTTCCGCTAGTAATTCTATTTCATCGTCTTTGAGTTGAGGATACAGTGCTGTTAAAAATTTAACGGCCTTGCTGTTAGTTTCTTTCTTTTTAGCCGCTTGCCAATAATGATGTTGTTTGCCCATGCCCGGACTCACTGATGTACACATTAACCACTGTAGTTTAGGGTGCTTGTTTACGTCAAAAAAGTATTTGTTTACGTTTTCATTAGTGGCCAGTAGGTAATATGCCTGTAAGTCTGCGTTGCCTTGTACACTAGCACCATAACGCAACATTAGATATGTGCTGAACTTCTTACGCTGTTCATCAGTGAATTTGTCATAGTAGGCACGATCTTTGCGATCAAATGCTACCATTTCATTACCAATATATAAAGGATCAGTATTAGGAGCCGCCATTAGTTGCCTTTACGTAACACATTAATAATTTGATTGATACTTTGCTGCATATTGCTGTAGTTATTTTTTAAACGACTGATTTCTTCTTCTTGTCTACGTAATTGTAGGTGTAGATCTTGAATGACATCCTGTTGCTCACGCAATTTCTTATCTTGACTTAATAAGTTGGGTCTAGGTGGCGCATTTGGATCTACAGGTCGTTTCTTTTTTTGTTTAAATTGTAGTGGGTTAAATGCCATCTTTATATTCCTTTGATAACTTATATATCATTATAACATGATCTAATGCTTCTTGTAAAGTGGAATTGTTCTTGGCTGTTTGACGTATTTCTCTCCATAACAATTCTTCTTCCGAACCGTTATTTGCGTTATATGTGCGACCAATTTCAAATCTATCAGTAGATCCCATTTTACGGGCATAGGTTACATCGTCAACTCGCTCGTATATGTAGATTGCGCCAGGTTCTAGTGTGCCCATACTACCAAATCTTCCCATAGTCTACTACTTCGCTTTGGCGACTGATATCTTTGACAAAGTACGCACATAGAGGTTTTTCACCTTGTGTGATAGGTACTGCTAGCATCTGCCCAGGGCGTAGTTTGGGGAAATACCATTTAACATCTTGATAGATGTCGATAATCTCAATTGAATGAAACTCTGGTTTAAAACTATCTAATGGGTTAAAACAAAACGCACTGAATCCACGATCATTGATGCTGGTTAACGGTACAACTTCTAGATCGCCAAAGGTCTGTTCACCGATTAGGATCTGCCAATCTACTGGCATTTTAACAATGTTGCCACCAATGCTTAAGACCAATGCTGGGCTGTTGAAACTTTCTAAAAAGATCAAAGGAATAAAGAAATAATCTGGATTCTTTGGATCACTGTTGTCTAATATCGCAAACCGAAGGTCTTCGACTTCATCTGGTATCTCATTCATTTCGTACGCTGTATTTTCTAAGGTTAATATGTACATAGGTTTACTTTTGCCACTCCACTTTTTCTACCACGAACGGGTAATTTGCTTCTGTATAAAATTTCTTACGAGTTGTAATATGCCGTTTGGCAAACTTACAAGTTGATGTTACGTCCCAGATCTGTACGAAGTCTTTGT